GATCAGGCCATCGTAGAGCGCAGTGTTCGGCGACGAGTATGCAGCCTGCAGCACGTCTGCGGTGCCGGCAGCTACAGCCCATTGGGCAGCGGCCAGATTGCTGGCGCCCTGCGGCTGAGGAATGAGGCCATTGGTAGTGAGTATCGGTCCAGACATCGCAATGCCTCAAGGTTGAGGCCGTATCCGAATTGCGGGGGCCGAGGTATCCATATTACTCCGAGAATGGCTCTAGGTCAAGGTTACTGCACGCCTTCCAATGACTTCTGCCAAGCGGACTGTTTGGCCCTAGTCTTGGCTTCCTGAATTATCTGAGCCTTGGATTTCCCACCAGTGTTCCAGAACTGATAGCTCGGGCCGGGGCTGCTTACACCTAGCGACTGTTCGACGTACTTATCCCAGTTGGTGGCAATAGAGTACTCAGGACTGGCTGTTGCTTTGGCAGCGTGGACAACACTCTCCACAGCCTGCTCTCGGGGACCACCTTGACTGATCGGGTTCTTGGTGAAGAAGTCAGTGCGCACACCTGGCAACTGTTGCAGTGCTTCCCATGATCCAATCGCAGGGGTGAATGTCGATGCAGCTATCTGGAAGAACTTTTGCGTGCTGGGGTTCTCGGCGAAGTCCTTTGCATCCATCGGCAGGTTCAAGGTGCCACCGAAGCGGAACTTGGCGTCAGGGTGATCACCACCTTCGAGCAGGTTTGCCATGTGGTGAGCGAAACCATTCATGACGTAGGCGCCGGCAGTCATCATCAGGCCGGCCGCGAAGAACCTGCCCATAGCCTCGCCGGGCTCAGTCTTCAAACTGCTGATCATGTTGGAGTAGGCTTTGAACTTGGCCAGGGTGAAGCGTCCGAACGACATGATGTTGATGTCGCCCATTGCCTGTGCCAGCGCACGAGAGCCAGCGACTTTGGAGGACATACGATAGTTGGGGAGATATTTCTCGACCTTCTCAATCGCATCCTCGTCGTTCAGGCCCTTCTCCTTGAGTTCGTAGAACCTCTGCATGTAGAGCATGTCACCGTAGCCATAGAGGCCTTTCGACATGCCGTTCATGTAGAGTGACCCAAGGTCAGCTACCCCGTTGAGTTTCATTGCCTTGGCGATGGGTCCCCACCGCTCGGGGTCAGCAACGATGTCCTGCCCCATCTTCTTGGCTACGAATGCGGCTAAGCTGTCTTGACCGATGGCACTGGACAGCAGGGCACCATTCTTGCGCAGGACCTTGATGTAGTCGGGTCCCTGAGCCATCACTTCCTGCATGGCCCTGAAGCCGGTGCGCGCGGTGCGCTCCATGTTGGCATTGTCCCAGCCGCGGCCGATGACGTCCATAGTGGTCAGGTTCTTGATATGGGCAATGACACCGGCCGGCGTCGAGAACAGGGCACCGACTGCCAGCTTGTTGACGTTGCCAAGGATGTCAGCCGCTGCACCAGTGATCGCACGTGGACCACCTTCAAGGTAGTCCTTGATCTGATCAGCTACATCAGGATCAATCGCCCACTTCTCGAAGCCGGGGATGCCCTTAACCCAGTTCGGCGGTGCCTCCTGGTTGCCACCAACTGTCATAGCCTTGCCGTTACCGACAAGAGTGTGCGTGATGTCGTCGGTCAACTGTTTGTTACGGATAGCTCTCTGCAGCTTGGTGATCGAGGAAGCCATGTTGCCAACGAAGTCGTGGTAGTAGCGGGTGTTGGTGTTGTCCTCAATCTCCTGCGTGTTGGAGCGCGTCACCTTGTAGATGCCGTCCTTGGTTTCGAAAGTCTGGCCGGGCTGAAGCTGTGTCGCCGGCTCACCCTTGGCGTCAAGGATGTCACCTTTCAGAATGTTCTTGTTGTCGCCTCCGACGTGCTGCTGGACGCGCCCATTCTCGTCTTGGCTGACGACTGAACGGTTGCCCACATTGTCCACCAGCGTGTTGTACGTAGTCGGCTTTAGGGCCGGTGCTGTCTTGGTCAGCTTCTTGCCACCGAACTGGGGTAGGGCAGATTGACCCGAAGCAAGCTGATCCTGTTCAGGAGAGACACCAATCGCGCGACGATGGATGTAGGTAGGATCAAGCGTGTTCTGTTCAGTCTCGGGCAATGCCTTCAACTCACGAGCCTGTTTGAACAGGTCGTTGTGGAAGTCGAGCATCGGCTGAGCCCACTTCTCGTAGAGTTGCTGTTCATGTGCGTCGAGAGGGACGGCTTCAGGCCGTTCTGTATGCTCATAGAACTTCTGGTTCAGAGAGGCGTAGCCACCTTCAGCCGGGGCTGCGCCGACATCCTTGGGCATCTGCGCAATGTACTGACGCATCTGCAAGTCGTCAGCCTTGGCATTGCCACCGAGGCCGTACAGGCGGTCCTCAAGGGTCTTGCCTGCCGGCGCCTGTGGCACCTCGAAGGGTGTGATAGGAGCTACAGCCGGAACGTCAGGCGCCTTAGGGGCGAATGGTTCTCCCTTGCCCGGCGCACGGATGGTGGCGCCATCGAAGACAGTTGGATCAGCCTGTACTCGAGCCAGAACGTGGGCAGGTGGCTCCCCGGTGTTGGCGAAGGTGTCAACCAAAGCTCCGCGGGCTCTCGCTATGACATCAGGTGTAGCGCCGGCAGCGTGCAACACCCCGATCATGATAGCGTTGTCGATGATGTCGCGTTGCCAATGCGGGGTCGCTCCATTGATGACGCGCGCCGCTACAGCCATTGAGGCCACCTCGGCGGTACCGACACCGGCCAGCTTGGCTAAACCACTGATCCCAAGACGTTCCAGGGCACCGGCTGCTGGGCCACCGACAGCAAGAGCAGGTGCTATCACTGCAGTGTTGGTGGCAGCCTCGCGGGCATCCATCACCAGACGAATAGCAGCATCTTCATTGGTCATGCCACCGTGAACGTTGATGTCACGGAAGCTGGCCCTCGCCCAGTCGTTGAGGAAGTAGCCACTGATGGCTCCGACGACACTGCCAATGGCGGCACCGACAGGAGCACCAACGACAGTCTCAGACAGGGCAGCAGCACCGGCAATAGCACCTACACGGGCGCCACCAGCCACCGCAGTGATCATGGGCGGGGAGACGCCAAGCATGTAGGCGATACGATTGGCGAAGGACTGATCATCCTGACTGGGCTCAGGCAGCTTCATCCCGGTAGCGGCCTGTGTAGCCTCGCCGGCAGAGTTGGCAGCGAGGCCTGCCACGAAGGATGAATAGAAGGATTGAGGGTCCTTGGCAGGGTCTATGGTGTTCCCCTCAGCGTGCTGGACTGCCAGCGACTTCGACATGGTGAGGAAGTTGGAGGGGTCACCCGTGAAGCCCAGAGACGTGTTGATCTGGTCCTCGGTGGCGCCGGCCGTCAAGGCCTGCTGAGCATGGTCACGGATGCTGGAATTGATCTGATCCCAGGAGGCGCCAGCCTGACGGGCTGCTACCATGCGTTGCTGGAACGGGTTGGAGTAATTGCCAGTTGTACCCAACTTGTCAACTTCTGCCTCAGCTTCGGCCTGGGTCCTCGGGGAAACCTCCTGGGAAGGCGCTACAGCGGTCGGCTGGGCCTCGGCTACCTGCGTGCCACCGTCCACCGGCGCGCCCGCGGCCGGCTGCGGCTGGGGGCTGGCGCCGGGATTATCAGGCGCCGGCGGTGGCGGCGTTCCGGCGATGGCTATAACGTCAGGATTGTCGGCCATTAGAGGCTGGCTTCCTCAAAGGTCTTCCCAGTCTGCGGGCTACCGGTCCACTCGAAGTGCATGCTGTCCTTGCGTTGACCGCGGAAGTCTGCCCCCCACGATAGGCCCCACTTGGCGGCGATAGTCCTTATCTGAGACGGCAAGTTGGTGACGACTTGCCCGTTGGCAGTCATCGGGTTCTGCTTCGGGTTGATGTCGATGGCGTTGCCCCAGGCGTGCTGGCTGAGGCCGCTGCCGCCGCGCTTGTCACGCAGGACGTAGCCACTGACGTTATCGAGCTTATAGCCCGAGGCTGCCAAGTCCTTGAGGAACCCCTCGAAATGCGGAGCCGCCTGCTTGTTCACACGTACATCCTGATCACCGGCCTTGATCGTGGTGATGTTCGCTGCTTCCCAACCAGCTTCATGTGGGTCACCGAACTCCTCGGTGTTCATGCGATTGAAGTGGGCATGGTAGCCGGCGATGGTGGGAGCATCAGCCGGCATTTCAAAGCTGGTGTTGGTGGGTTTGGGAGTTGCCACAGGGGTGGCCTTGGGAGTGACTGTATCATTGTTGCTCTGTCCGCCACCGAACATGATGCTGTCCACCTTGTCCTGCTGGATAGGCGCAGCTTGCTGAGGTCCAGATGCAGCCGGCGCTTTGACACCGGGCGGGAACATGATCGGCTGCTTGGTCAAGTCAACCTGACTGGGGTCGAACGTGGTCGAGGGGTTGGCAATCTTGCCATTGGCGTCAGGCTTATTGCGTAGGTAGAATGGACTGGTCGGGTCCTGCAACATTTCATACGCAGTATGCCCGGCCTTGAACCCACGATTGAGAGCGGCACCAAGCCACGTCTGATACTCCTGATCAGTGCCGTACGCCTTAGTGATGTCACTCGAGTTAGCATCGAGGGCCATGTGAGGAGTGTAGTCCTTGTTCGCCTGCGCCATAGCATCACGGTCGTCCTGCGTGAGGCCACCAGCTTCAGCCGGCTTAGCCAGCTTGACAAACAACTCGCTGCTGTTCTTGGACAGCTTACCGTCGAGGGTTGCCTGGATCACGGTGTTGGCGGTGAGCGTGTGATCATTGGCCTGCGCCTGCAGTTGATCACGGGTAGCCTTATCGTCAACCACGTGATCGAGCTTGCCATCCTTGATGGCCTCGCCCCACTTGACTACGTTCTCGGCTTCATCCGCTGTGACCCCAGGCATTGCTCCGTACGCTTGTGCCTTCTTGAAGAAGTCAGCACCGATGCTGGTGACACCAGTTGCCGGATCAACCGTTCCCATGATCAGGCTGGTGGCTGCACCTTCAGAGGCAGTTTTCTGTGCCTTGGTCTGTACCTCGACTTCAGCCTTCTGCGCTGCATCCTGCGTACGAATAGCCGTCGCTGCCTTGTCGGCATACTCAGCCTTCAATGTCTCGGTCATCCCTGGCAGCTTGTCGTAGTCACCAGCCAGAAGTTTGGTCTGTAGTTTCTGAGGTCCACCGGGAACCTGCAAGGCGCCCTCGAACTGCGCCCGTGTCAAAGCCGTCTCATGGCTCTCCGTGGAGCCATCGGCCTTGATGATCATCTTGGCTGAGGGGTCGGTACCGAAGGCAGAGTTGATCCCTTCATTGACCGTATCCCTGACGTGGGCATTGGCCTGATCATCGAAGGGGTGATTGCCGATTGCCACGGTGGCAGCATCCATCACTGCACCCACCTTGGAGTGCATGTTGGCTACGTTGAGGTTGGCGAACTCAGCCGCCGAGGAGCGCGAGGCTTCTCCGACTGCCGTCTCCATATGGGTAGCAATCTTCTCCAAAGTCTCAGGAGAGGCACCACCTTGCTGAGCTTGATCGTAATAAGTCTGCCAGTCGGAGCGGACGCCATCAGTGTAGCTCGCACGCGCCGCCTGTGGGTCCTGCGGGTTCGAAGCTACCAGCTTATCAAGCTGATCACTATGCTGCAGGTTGAAGTTCATCGACTGCGTGGTGAGGTCGAGTGTGGCCTGTGTGTCCTTCGCCTTCTGCGCCTGCTCGGCGTGGAACTGCAGTGCCTTGCCGACATCGCCGACTGCGCGGCCGAGGCTAGAGCCAACCTGATCCATCATCGACTTAGCGAAGCTGCCAGCCTCTGCATCGGCACTAGCAGCCCTATCTAAACCTTCTGGGTTTAGCTTCTCAGTGTTGTCGATGGTTTCAAAATTCTGATTAGCCAACTTGAACGCTCCTATCCTCGGGCTTGATCGGGCTCAGGAAGCCAACCGCGTCAACCACGTCACTCATGTCGAGGTCCTGCGCGAAGTAACCGCGCCAGCGCCCCTTCTGTCCAAGGTAGTTGAACTCGTACAAGTTCTTGCCGTTGGGGCCGACGCCGACACGTATGAAGTTTTCCTTCAGCCTACGATCAGAGAACAGCCCAAAGATGCCGGAAGCAATACTGATAAGACCGCCGATGCCTTGACCGGCTGCCGCGGAGGAAGCCTGCGAGGCGTCAGCGGTGTCCTTATTGGCTTTCTCGGTGTAGCCCAGGGTATTGATGGCGCCGTTGTCCTCAGTGATCGCTGCACTGATCGAGCCCTGACGCTGGTTCTCCTCGGCTACGTTCACACCGGTGCCGGTGAACTTGAAGCCGGCTGCACCACTCTCAGCCTGGTTCTGGCCGACAGCTTTCTCAGTCTTGCGGTCATTGGCGGCAACCTCGATGCTGGTAGCTGCCTGCGAAATAGATGCGGCCGAACGCTCGGCGGCGGCGGCCTGAGTAAAGCCACCCGCTTCCGCACTACTCCCTGCAGCGCCAAACAAGTCGCTGATACCTGTACCGAAGTCAGAGAAGGAGGAGCCGAAGTCTGTGCTAGCCATTACTGCGTCTCCACATAGCCGCCGATGGCGCTGATGTTGACCGGGAAGGGACCAGACGACTGCCAGCAGATCATGCCGTCAACCGTGCTGTCATCATCTATAGTATCCCAAAAGATACCGTTCCACAACTCTGTAGGTGTGTAGACACGGCCACCAGGGGATGCGAACTGGGCCTTGTGCATGCGGCCGAAGTCGGTTCCGATCAGGACGTTGCGGGTGTTGGTAGCCAACATGGCGAACTTGTTGTTGCGCCGGAAGGCACCGAGGGCGGGCCCGTTCTGCTTGCCAGTCTCAGCAGCTTCCATCGGGCGCAGGCGCTGGCCTTGGCTAGTGAAGTCGAAGCCCACCAGGCACGGGGCCCGGCATTGGCCGTCGATCATCACAGTCAGGTCGGCGAAGTCCTGGCCGATGCCAGTAAGCTCGGTCAGGTAGCGCTGGGTGAGCAAGCCACCACTGTCGCTCTTGAAGGGCACAGTCACAGTACCGTTGAGGACAGGGTACTGGCTGCCGCAGTCGAGGCCGGCCAGCAGAACCTTGACGGTCTTGCCCTCAAGCGGCCAGAGGCCGTAGAGGTAGACACCGCCGGAATAGAAGCTGGCCGAGTGCGGCGTGATGGAACTGTCGAGGTAGTTGCTGGCGTACACGTTGTCGGTGTCCACCATCAGGTCACCCATGACCTCGACGTAGCACTTGCCATCTTCACCCTGCGAAATGATCGTCGGTGCATCCAGGTCGCCAGTTACACCACTGTTCATGCACAGGCTGATGATGCTGCGGCCGGCGCCGTGTGCATGCCGCGACCAGCCATTGAAGGTAGGCGGCTGATAGCTGAACCTGTGGTCACGCCGATAGGTGGTGGCGATCAGGCGCCCATCTTCAGTTTGCGCCCAAATGATCGGGCTGAGCCCGCGCTGGTAGGCCAGACGGACTAGGCCAGGATTGGCAAGCCCCTGCGAAAACTCCGACATCGTGACCGAGGTCAGTTGCCCGGAGTAGACGTCGCGGAATAGTTCGTAGACGTCGCGCTTGTTCTTCTGCACGAAGACGTGCCCAATGGTAGTGGCAATCGGCAGCACAGGAGCGGTGCCGAATGCACCAGAAGGATCAGCCGCTCGAGCCGTAGGCGTGATCGGCCCAGTCTCACCCGGAGAGTGGATGATGAACTCTTGCGCGGTGGTGCCGACCAGGACGCCGTGTATTTCAGCCTTGAGCCAGTTGATCGGGCTATTACTCTCCGTCATCAGGTCGAAGCTCAGTGAGCTTGCATCAGTGATAGTCCCATCCGGCAGCGTCGGCGCCATATCGAGAAGGTTGCCGTTGGCACAACTTGCATCAACGTGCGCGGTGACGCCGGACGACAGATACAGACGGTCTTCGAAGAAGGCACCGTGTGTCGGCCAATTCGGCTCATGGTTGTTGTAGCGCCCGAGCAGCCAGTTGGTGACGAGCCCGGTGTAGAGCAGGGGGTCACCCTTCAGTTGGACACCAATCTGCGCGCCGGCGGGATTGTTGGCGTCGGTGAAGAACGAAATCTTGGAGGCCGCCACCGAGAATTGAGAGAAGGGACCGAAGCGGAAGGTGCCGCCGAAGGGCTCGAAGCTGGCGACCGTGTCGAAGTCGGACGTTACAACTATCTCGAACCACACATACGAGTAAGTTGTAGGATCAGTGGATGCGACAACGATGGGCGCCGAGCTTGTGACCGGGCCGGCAACAGTGGTGGACCCGAGCAGAGTGCCATCATGCTCGTTGGCCGGCAGCGTAGCCTTAGCCCACATGTTGACTGTGATCGCGCGCGTGAAGCCGTTCAGGGTGAAGCCCAATGCACTGGCGCCACCGGGAGCAATGTCGACAGGGTAGATGCGGCCCGACGAGATAGATGCCGGGGTGAGCAACTGCAGGCCGGCGTAGCCAGTGTTGCCGGGATTGCTGGCGAAGGTGGTGAGCGTGCCCGGACGGAACAGGGCAGACAGGCCGGCGCCGCCGGTCATGTTTCCAATCGGAGTACCGGGCACACCTTCCTGAAGCTGGTTGCCGACAGAAGTCACAGTGTAGACAGGTTTACTAGGCGCGCCTGAGTAACCGGCGTTGCGCGTCCATACCTGTGCATTCGGAGCTATCGTCTACATCAAGGTGCCTGACCCCTGCACAGCCACGTTGATGTAGACGATAGCCGCAGTGCTGAAACTCCCAGATTGTGGGAAATCGGCGTCACCGATTGTACCACCTGTACTACCTATTTCACCGTGGTCGAGCAACCAGTTCGGATACCAGCAAGCCCCTACCTGCGACAGGTCATTGATGGGGGAGGCATAGGTGTACGGGGCCTTAGGGGTGCCATCCGCATTCAAGCGACCACAATCCTGTGTCAACGTGTAGCCCGGCATAGTCCATGCGGCAACTGAAGACGATTGCACAGGCGGGCCCGAGCGCACGATCACGCCCCAGGTGAAGCGCATAGCATTGGGGTTCGGCACCCACAGTGTGGGGTCGATGCCGGGTTGGTTGGTGTCGGTGACGCCAATAGCTACAACCTGTTTGGTGACGGCTGAGATACAGGTCCAATACTGCCGGCTGGGGTCAGTCATGCTGGTGCCCATCGTGACGTTGGCACCCACTGCGTAGGTGGTGTTGGTCAGCCACAGCGGCGGCTCCGACTGGATACGGATGTGGCGGCCGATGTCTTCCTCAGTGATGCCGGCGCCCTTGTTGGCGAAGCCGGTTAGGTTGGACACCTGCTTCCATGCAGTGGGCGAGGCGGCAGGATTATTGTTCTGGTTTAAGGCGATCAAACTCTGATAGCCGAAGGCTGTACCTGGCACACCTACGAAGTCGCCAATCGAGTACGCAATGGTCGCATCCCACGCAGTGTAGGAGAACGACAGATTGATGACGCCAGTCAGCGCGGTGCTGTCCTTATGCCAATGGGTGCCATCATCAGAGGTGGGGTCATGGTTCAGATTGCTGACAATCAAGGAGGTGTAGACATAGCCATCACTGCCAGTCGACGTATCTCCACTGTTGTACGTGTGGCTGTTCGACCATGTTGCCGGCTGCGTCACTGTGGCGACGACACCGCTGATTTGGTCGAGGTAGGGACCATCCTGAAACTCTGCCGGTACAACAGTGAAGGGCTGTTGCGCTGTCTTGATGGTGAGGTCCTGAGGTTGGTAGCTGCCGTGCAGCAGGAACGCATCGGTGTCGTTCTGCGCGATGTCGACGCCGGCCCAATCGTCATTCACGTAGGGCGTCGAGAAGTCGGTGATGCGGCCTACAGAAAGCTGCACGTCAGTGTTGTCGAAGTCGATCAAGCTGCCGTCGAGGCCGCGACCTGTCTCCGAGTTATAGACGTAGAAAGAGAATGCGTCGATGACGGCAATCGACAACTCACGCTGAAGGATGGGGGCTAGATCGCTGATGATGCCGGCAGAGGTGATCCCCTCCACCCTGAAGATAATACCGTCACCATTGTTCCACCCGTGCTGGGCACTGGTCGTGCAGACAGTCGGGTTAGCCGTAGAGAATGAGGAGACAACCTGACGCTCGTCATCCATGACGATGTTGGCGCCTTGGAACAGCCTCATGTGGCCGCTGGTAAATTCCAGGGCGTGGGAAGGGGCAGCGATCACTGACAGGGGATGGAGCAGCGCAGGCTGGTAGCCGCGAGTGTGGTTAGCCACTCGAAATCCGGGTCTGCGGTTCCAACGACCTTCCTGAACAGGGAAGCCGTTGAAGCTTTCATTGAGTGCCGTCTTATAGCGAGGGTCGTCAAAGCGCCCTTGCGCAGACGGCGACCACAATCCACCACGGAAGTCTGTTTGCGCATTGCTGATGCCCGGCATTACCAGCCACCATAGCCGAGGCCAGTACCGCCTCCACCCCCAGCGGCACGCTCGCGCACTGCAATCCAGTCGTCCATGTCTGCTTCCTGAGTACCGACCTCGATGCTGTTGACCTCACGCGCTTCATTGGCGGCTGTCTTGTACGCCTGCAGACAGGCGCCCTGCTTGCTGGTGCTCTGCGTCAGCCGCTCGCAAGTCTGGTAAGCCATCGTGGCCGCCAGCATTTCACAGAACATAGTATCGAAGCGAACGACCTTGGTCATATCGGCGGCGTAGGCCAACAGGATGTTGTTGTCAGTCGACATGATGTAGTCGCCGTAGACGTGGTGATCATTCGATGCCAACGACAGGTCAGGATTGAGCCGGGCCTCGCGCAGGTAGCCGGCCGGCAGAAGGAAGTAGTTGTTGTCCTGTCCGATGGCCGCGGGGATAGCCATGCCCAGGCTGTCGATGCCCAGCGGCTTCAGTCCGCAGAATAGAGGCAGCCAAGTGTTGCCACTCGGCTGCAGCGCCGGAACGCGCGACCAAGCGTAGGGAACGCCCTGTGTCCAATAGGTGTGCGTGGTGTCAGCCACCGGATCATTGCCGAGGTTGCTGCCGGCGATGGAAGTGTAGACATAGCCATCACTGCCGGTGGCAGTAGCCGCTGCACCGTAGGTGACCCCGATTGCCCAATCACTCGGCGCCACAGCCGGTGTGTTGTTCAGGTTGACCGCGATGGTACTGCGCCACTGCAGGCCGGCGTAGTATGACATGTCATCAAGGTCGTAGGTGTCGGTCGCGCTCCAAGCTGTAGCGACATTCGGAGTAGTGCCCGTGACCGGAACCCCGGTCGCGATATTGGCGTTGACCAGCGATAGGTAGACGATGAAGCTTCCCGCCAGAGTGCCTGCCATGTAGACCAGTTCGCCTTCGTAGTAGCTGATCGTCGGATCATAGAGAAGGGCTGCCTGTGACCCATAGTATGCCTCCCAGTGGTCAGTGAGAGAGGGGTCGTTGCCAACGTTGTCCGTCTCGAAGGTAACAAAGAGGTCGCCGTTGTTCCATTGCACGATGGCGCCAGGCTGATAGGTGTAGGTCGAGTTCCACAGCGCAGGCGCGAGCTTGCGCGTGTTGACGTCGATGGGCCGCATGAAACACTTGCGCTTCGAGAAGCGCCAGATGTTGCGGCGCAGTTCGTACTGGCGCAACTTGTCGTAGACACCAGACAGGACCTGGTAGCGGGTACTGTCTTCGCCAATCGACAAAATGTGCGGCAGCCCGAGGTGATCGAGCGACCGGTTTGCGATGTCGAGGCTGTCTTTGAATGCTGCGTTGACCATTGTTCTATACTACCTGATTATTGCTCGTAATACAAGGTTCCGGGCGTAGTCCGCTTCTGCGCTAGGGCGGGTTCAGTTATGGCCGGCTGCGGCGGCGGATTGTGGGTGTAGCCTAGGGCCAAGTCGTTGACTTTGCTGAGCAAGGCATATGCCGTCAGGAGGATAGCCGCCTGCGCCAAAGGCTCAAGGGCGAGGAAGCCCTCAATGAGAGTATAAGAGGTCAGCGCCGCGGTGGCCTGTGTGAGTGCCTCGAAGACGTTGACCTGTTCTCCAAGGCCGTAGGCAGTCAGCGCGGTAGTCGCTTGAGCCAGCGCCTCGAACACGCTGGCGTCACCGACACCGTAGGATGTCAGCGTGATGGTAGCTTGAGCCAGCGCCTCTTGAACGTCAGAAGCACCCTTGGGGATCAGCACCGCAGTGTAAGCTTCCCACCCAGACCCAGGTGCGCCACCAGTCGAGTATGTCGCGGTCGGGTTGACAGCAGTGCCAGCGGTAGTGATGTTGTGGCCCCAACAAGCACCGAAGCGGCCATCGGCAGTGCTTGCTCCTTGACCGTCTGTAGTGACAGTGGGGGTCAGGAAAGTGGGAGTACTACCTATGCCAGAACTGTTGTCGCGTTCGGAGACGCAGATAAGAGCCAAGCAGTCAACACCTGACGGCCCCGTGGCATTGGCGAACGTTTGTCCGTTAGGGTCACCGCCCCAAGTAAGGTCGGTTGCCCAGGTACCTGAGAAGCCGGCAATCTCCCAGATGCCTACCAGGTAGTCGCTGGTCGAGGGGTTCTGACTGGTACTCTCACCTGCACCGCACAGCTTCCAATAAGCTGCAACACGGATATTGGTGCCGCCTTCAGTAAGTCTTTCGGTTCTGGTCCAACCGGACGCAGCAGTGTTGCCAACGTCCATGCCGACGAGGGCGACGAGATAGTTCCCATTGGTCGGTGCTGCGCCGAATGTGACGCCGGAACCAGCAAGACCTTTTGCGAACTGGACAATCGAGACGGCCATTACTCACTCCCCGGCTTATGACGCTTCACCAAATTGGCGGCTTTGGTCCGTATGTCTGCCAACGTGTCAGCGGTGGTGCGCGCGGCACCGAGTGTAGGCGCAACTTTCCGTATATCCGCAAGTGTCGAAGCTGCGCGTACACTCCTAGGCGCAGGATTGTGGGTGACCCCGAGGGTGGGATCGAAGGCCCGGTCGATCATTGCGTAGGCAGTCAGTGCAGCGACGGCCTGGGTCAAGGCTTCTAGAACATCGTCTACTTCAGCCAGGCCATAGGCAGTCAGAGCTACTGTTGCCTGCGCCAACGCTTCTTCAATGGTGATCAGTTCTCCAAGTCCATAGGCAGTTAGAGCGGCAGTAGCCTGAGCTAGAACCTCAAAAACGTTGACCTGTTCTCCAAGTCCATAGGCTGTTAGAGCGGCAGTAGCCTGAGCTAGAGCCTCAAGAACGTTGACCTGTTCTCCAAGTCCATAGGCAGTCAACGCAGCGACGGCCTGAGCTAGAGCCTCAAGAACGTTGACCTGTTCTCCAAGTCCATAGGCAGTTAGAGCAGCCGTCGCCTGCGCCAACGCTTCTTCAATGGTGATCAGTTCTCCAAGTCCATAGGCAGTTAGAGCGGCAGTAGCCTGAGCTAGAGCCTCAAGAACGTTGACCTGTTCTCCAAGTCCATAGGCAGTTAGAGCGGCAGTAGCCTGAGCTAGAGCCTCAAAAACGTTGACCTGTTCTGTGGCAGCATAAGCAGTCAGTGCAGCCGTGGCTTGGGCCAGTGCCTCTAGGACGTTGACCTGTTCACCGACTGAGTAAGCAGTCAGAGCGGCTGTCGCCTGAGCGAGCGCTTCAGCAAAGGTGACAGTGAAGGCGGATGAATAGGCAGTAGAAAATGCGCCAGCCATTACGCTAACCCTTTATGGTGCGAGCACCACTGCGGGGTCGGCACCAATCGCAGCCAATAATGCCAGCACCTCGGGATCGTCAGCGTAGACCGCCGGTCTGTCCGGGGCGTACCAGCGTTCGCGCGTGTAGAGGTTGGCGTTGAGCGCTGCACTGGCCGCGACGAGTTTGCCGGCGGCGTTCAGGCGATCGATAATCGTCGATTTCGGCACGAGCCGCCGTGGCACAATCGGAACATCTGCCGGATCGGCGACATTCCCCTTCGCGACCCACGCAAGATAGTCCTGATAGTCCCGGTTGCCGGGATCGACCGGGATAGTTGCACAATCACTGACGCGGAAAATAGATGTGCCTTGCGTTGCTTTGTACATTCTTATAGCTCCGCATTCGCCGACCAATTAAACATCACTATATTTAGATTAACCGTCAAAACTCCTCCCGAATTGTTGTACGGGAGGAACCCCAGTTTACCGACGTAGCCGTTATCTACGCCGCTGTTGGCAGCCAAATCCGTTCCGCCGTTGTTTGAAACCGTCCCAGCCGTACCCGAATAGCCATAAACAATAATGGTTGGGACAGATCGCTTAGGAACTATGAAACGGACCGACCCATAGCATTGCTGGTTGGCGACTGTGTTGCTCGGCAAAACTTTTTGCTCAAGGCTTTGATATATGCCGGCCGTGCCCGGCGCGGCTTGGAAAGAATTAGTCTCGAAGTACCGCTGACACAGCGCCAACTCTACACCAATTGGGCGAAACTCATTTACGGTGGGGATAGAGCCGAGTTCCAGTTGGACATCTCCGAGGGTTCCAGTACTAGCCCCATTGCCAAACTCCACCGACATTGTTGTGCCGGCGGTCTGACCAGTAATGAGGATCGGGCTAGCTGCATAGGAACCAGCCGGTGTTGCGCTATTGACCGCGTAGCGGGCTTGAGCAGTGCCAGTCCAACTCAGCACATAACTTCCACCAACAACGTTTGCGGCTTCGATAACTTGAATGAGGGTCTTACTAGCCGCGATGGTGATTTGTGTGTCGCCTGCAAGCTGCGTGAACGAGTAGTCACCGCCGCTGCTGCCGGCCTTAAAACGGTCATGTCCGTAGGCACCAGACGCAAGCGCTGCAGCCGACACATAGGCCCGCTGATTGATACGAAAATTGCCATTGAAAATCAGGTTGCGGAAGCCACTGGGCGGGCCACCATCTGTGAGGACGTTGTATGCGCTGTCGGCTAAGTCGCCGGCTACTGTTCGAGCGAGAGCAGCCGTGATCGCGCCAGACGTGTTGTCGGCAAAGTCAGTTGTGATTTCAGTGTTGAGGTCAGCTTTAGATTTGGCGGTCATCGTAGGACACTCCTATTGGGTGCCTTACGGGCTCCGCGTGACGCGGAACAGGCCGTTGGTCTGGTCGGGGGTGACCTGGTACTGCGAACCCACGGCAACCGAGAGGCCTGAGCCGTGATCCCACCAGCCAATCAGTTTGCCAGCAGTCACAGCGTAGATGGCACCGTAGCGGAAGGTCGCCATACCCGCGCTCGAAGAAGTCCAGGAGAACGCATCGCACTTGAACATCCATGTGCCACCCGAGACCTGCGACCAAGCGGGCGTAGTGACGGCAACACCATCGGTGGTGTAACCGTTGCCGTTGGCGATCTGCGTGATGTCGGCCAACACTTCAGCCGCTGTCTGCGACGGCAAGCTGTTGGTGAGAACAGCCTTGAAGCTGTCGGTCTGAAGCGCAATCAGCTTCTTACCGATGTCACCATCGAACAGGTCGAACAGGGTGAATGCAACAGTCATGACTTACTCTCCCGGTACGCGAACGATTTCGATGTACCCCACCGAGGGGGAGCCCGAAGCCATAGTCAGAATGTACTTGCCGTAAGGCAGGTCGATGGTGCCGTAGAAGTTGGCGGTGAACTCCGTCATCACCGTGACCAGCGTGGTGCCATCGGCCGCGTACCGCTGCAGCGTCCAGCCACTGCTGTTCCAGGTGGCGACAGCCGTGATCGCGTAGAGCCCGCCATGCAGACTGAAGGCGGGGGACGAGGCGCTGATGTTGGAGGCTACGAAACTGTCAGTGGCGCGCATGGTTCACCTTAGTTCGGGGGAATGTCAGGAGCGCCAGAGGCGATCAGGTCTGACATTTCGATATGCTTCTTGAGCCGGTCAAGTTCGATGGAGACTTCCATACGGGTCCATGACTTGCCGTTGTCGATGCGGATTTCGATGTCGGTAGAACCGGTGGCGGCGCCGACAGTGACATCCGAGTTCTGGAAGCCATGATTGACACCGCGGTTGACGCCGTAATAGGTGGAGGCCATGTCTCAGTTCCTTAGTTCGCGATCAAGCTATCAGCAGCGAACTGCTTCAGCATTTTGTCGAAGGTGGCCCGAATGAGTCCACTGCTTTTGAAGTCGGTCACGTCAGCTACAACCGTCAGGGCATGGCCGCTGCTGGTCACCTGACCATCAATGACAGCTTTGAGGGCTGTCCAGTCGGCAGCCAGAGTAGTGTAGGCCGCGGCCAATGCCGTGTAGGCTGTATTGGCAGTCGTGACGTGCGCCTGCGTCGGGCTCGCGCCGTCCGCTACCAGAACCCCCAACGCGGTGGCGAAAGTAGCGGCGGCAGTAACGTAGGCAGCAGCATCCGTGACATAGGTCGCGTAAGCCGCCACTGCAGCATCAGGAAGGTCAGCATAGCCGACCACCTTGATGCCCCGCGCGAAGTTGGGTTTCGACGCATCCGCGCTCGGGGCAAGAGTTGCCTGCAGGCTTACGAGACGGACTGTCATATCGGCTCCTTAAAGGATGTAGCCGATCTTGGCGTAGATAGAGACAGCGCCGGTTGCGATGGCTTCGTTGAGGGTCGCCACGATGTCGATGTTGCCACCGGGGTCCGAGGAAAGTGCCAGCGGCCCATTCCACAGTTCGGTGTTCGCCATAGCGGCAGTCCAGGTATCGGCCGTGTTGATCGCGAAGGTCGCGTTCGTCACAGTCCAACCACCACCCGGTTCAAGATGGGCGTACACGCCCTGGCCGGCATCGGTGTCGAGGTCATGGCCGAAGCAGTCAACGTCGATCATGCCGGTGCCGTTGTAAACCAGCGGATCGGTCATGTTCGAATTGGTGTGATCGGTCGGGTACGCGGCGCCGATGTCGAAGATGCCGGTGGCACCCTGAGAGGGCGAAACGAAGTCAATCCACTTGACCTTACAGTTCGAGGGAACCCGGAACAGTTGGAAGGTCGAGTGAACGTCGCAAGCGCCCGCGATGGCAATAGTCGCCTCGTTGACGATCAGCGTACCGGCTGAACCCAGGCCAGTCGTGTCTCGAATGGCAGGGACCGGCGTGGCGGCATAAGGGCCGTCGAGGTCGGTGATCGCGCCAGACTTTTGGTGAAGCAGAGCCATAGTAGTTGTCCTTGGTTTCTTTGCCGGTTACGGGACGATGGAAGCGCCGGTCGAGTCGGCACAGAGGACCTGGAACAGCTTGCCCTTCTGAAGGCGGACTGCGCCGTAGGTCATTTCAGTGTTCAGGTCCCACGGGTTACTAGACAGATCGCCACGCTTGAAGACCTCATTCGCCATGTCCTTCCAGACGCCGAGGTAAAGCCCCGACTTCATGAACGCGAGAACAGTGCGGTTGGTTCCATCAGTCGCCAGACGCTCGGAGGTGATGAAGTTGAAGCCCATGAAGCGCTTGATTTCGCCTTCAACGAGGACCGGACGGTCACCGTTGTAGTCGGCATTGGTCACCTGGGTTTCGCCGAGGAGGTTGGCTTCCTGTTGCGAGCCATAGACAATCGTCAGTTCCTCGTTGTCCGGGTTGCCGTCCTGCCCGTAGTGGCGGAACTTGCGCTTCAGTTCAACGAGCTTGGCGACAGTGAGGCCTGAGCCGGTGGCGCCAGACCCGAAGGCCGCGGCGATGCCGTAGGTCGTGGTGTCGAAGCTCTCGGTCGTGAACGCGGCCTGGTCGGTGCCGAGGGTGGCAACGGCAGTGGCGGCGGCGATTAGGCCGTCATCCCACTCACGGGCGACAGAGGCCGCGGCGTTGGTGGAATACTGGGCGGTGGGGTCACTGATCAGACGCAGCTTGTCGAACGTGTCGATGTACTGGTCGATTTCGCGGTCAAGGGGGAACACCCACCGGCGCTCGAAGGTCGCATCCACTCGCGCCTTGGGGGCGAAGCGGCCTTGCGGGGCCTTCATCTTGATCGGGGCCATGTACTGGACAGGGGAAGCCTGCTTGCCAACGTGCGGACCTTCCGCAACGCGACCGCGCAGCTTGGAAACTTGCTGTTGGACCTTGAGTTCAAGGTTCGCCGAAAATTGCGTGACGGCCAGATTGATGAGGTTCTCGGACATGTTTCCGGTTCCTAGTTGGTGCCAAATTGCGTGGGCCGTATCCAACTAATCGGGGGCCGAGTACCATCCATGTTACGCTAGAGGTGGGGCGCTGTCAAGCGCCCCACTTTATTTTACTCCGCTTGCGCAATGCGGATCAGTGCCTGCATTTCACGGAACTCAGCAGACTTGTCGCCACCTGCGAGATACCGCGCCGACCATGCCTTGTCAGCCATCAGTTCCTTGCGCTTCTCAACAGCCTGTTCCTTGGTGAGGATACCGGACTTGTCCGGGGTCAGGTTCTTGAGGAAGACATCCTCGCCGATGCTGGTGCCGATCTTGTGCATCAGCTTCATGACGTCAGCGTAGCCGACCTGTCCTTCCAGGGCCTGCACTGCAGCCTGGAACTGAGGACCTAGCTTAGTAGCTGCAGCCTTGGCGATGATGGTGTTGGTTTCCATGTTGCCAGGACCCCAGTCAGCCACCAGCTTACGCTGCTCGTCCGCCAGCTTGATCGTGTTGTCGGCGGCGGCAGCAGTGGTGCTGGCCTCGAGCAACTTGACCATATCCTTGGCGAACTCAGTAGCGGCTGTCTTCGGCAGATTGTTCTTGAAGGCACTCGCCTTGATGGCATCGGAGAACGCTACCTCAAGAGGTTTGCCATCAGTGAACTTGACCTCATTGAGGTCGTAGTCCTTGGCTTCCTTGCCGGCGCCGAGCTTCGACCATACGCCCTTCCATCCGGCTTCATCTGTGGCATCAGCCGGAAGACGGAGCAGACGGTTCTCGGGAAGTCCGATCATCCGTGAAGCTTCACGGTGGGCTTTGGTTGCCTCGAGGGCGGCCTTCTTGGGGTCGAGCTTATCCCAGCCACGGTTTTGCGCGTGCCCGACAAGTTCGGCATCGTACCCATCCTGTCCGACCGTTGACGGTAGCCACGCATTTGCAGCGGCAGCGGCAGCGGCGGCAGCAGCGGCAGCAGCCGCGGCACCGGTATCGACACCAGTTGCTGTTACTTCGACCATATCGTTTGTCCTTCAATCTCTTCCGGGGGTTGATCGCCAGACATCAGTTTGGCGAGGTCATCAGGAGACATCTTCAGCATGCGCTGGATGTACAGCCAGATTTCTCTGCGGCCGATTAGTACGTCCCGACGTGCCGGGTCTTCGTTCCATTGGCTTTCGTTGGCGCCGCATACACGGGCGAGGTCCTTGAGGGCCTGACGACCGAACGGCGTATTGAATGTTCCTTGGTAGATCGACTTACGGAAGCCGACTAAATCCAGAATGCGATACCACGTTTCCTGCGTGTGCATTACTGCTGCATCCCTTGCTGCGGCTGTCCACCGGGGCCCGGCATGAGCCCACGCTGCGCCGGCGCTACGCCACCAGGCTGTTGCTGTTGTCCACCACCAGCCTTTTGCGCCGAGGCTTGAGCCTTGATCATCTGCGCGGCGCCCGGTGCGGCCTTGATCTGCTGCTCCTGTGCCGCCGACTGCTGGCCGGCCTTGACCTTCTGCGCGATTTCTTCCTTGGTCGCCATCCACGGCTCAGGCGAGCCCTGAATGGAAGCGATGGCAGGGATGGCGCGGTCGAATGCGAACGGATACATGACCGAGGGATCACCGGTCACATTGTAGAGTTCCTTCGCCATTTCCACGGTGCGCATGAAGCCGGCGGCCTCCTGGGCGCGCGATGCGCGCGACAGGGGACTGTCGTACTGGATGTGGACGCCCTTGACGGCGCCACCACGAATGGCTTCTACTAGCCGCGGCGGCATCGGATCGAAAATCTTCATTTCCGAACCGAGGTTCATTTCACGATGGATGACGAGGCCTAGGTAGCCCTCCTGCCGGCCGAGTGTCGGGGCGATCAGGATGCCCTTCTCGTTGATGCGCTCAATCACCTCGGTGGCTGTGGTGCCACTGCGCGGGTCCGCAGCAATGGAGAACAGCTTGATCAGGAAGGCGTCGTTGATCAGGTCGATTTCTTGCCCCATCATTTCCTTGGTGAAGGGAGCATCACCAATCGGCAGAGTGCCGACAAGGGTCTTGCCTTCCGACGACATGCCGCCAGGGTTCTGCGAGCCCGGCTTCATGTTCATGCCAACGAGGCCGTCATCCGGCAGCAGCAGCACGGGATCGGCGCGCCGGTGACCGACTTTGAGGAATGTCTTCTTCTGTTCGTTGAGTGTCTTCAGCGACGGCAGCACTTCCATCGCAATCGAGCGCCCGTTCATTTCACCGGGGGCTGTGATGTACGAGGTGGCTGCGATGGGCAGCGTGTTGTAGCCTCCCTCGGTCAGGAGAGTGCGGCTGTCCATGTGCATGTAGTAGGACGAGTAGGGTTTGCCCTTGTAGTCCATACGGCTGGGGTCGTATTCAGCCAAATCGCGCGGGCAGACGCGCTGCAGGAAGATGAACTTCTGCATCGAGTTCACTTTGAGCGCGGCGGCGAAGATTTCCAGGTCTTTCAGCTTCTCAGCCCAGCCTGGGATGCCCATAGCCTGCTGCGCGGTGTAGCGGATGATGCGAATGAAGCCGTTGACGACGCCCTGGTGATTATGCTCGAGGTAGATTTCGCCGAATGGCACGAAGATGTAGCGGAAGGCCTTCTCGTGCGCGATGAAATCGTAGTATTGGTCGATGTAGAGGACACCGTTGCCGTAGGCACCGAGTGAAGTCCAAATCATCTGGTTCTGGGAGACGAAATTCGACAGCGGCGAATAGCGGGCCTTGAACAGCCGGCGCGTTGCGTTGTAGAACCACAGCCTGGTGGCGCGATCCTTCATCACGTAGTCATCGCTGGCGCCAACTGAGTGCCAAGTTTGGTTTTTGGGTGTCAAAAGGCTGTCGCAAATGCCCATGAAGCGGCCGAGCGCGAGCATGCCGGTGGCATCCACCTGCTGATCGGTCTTGGTGTCGTAGGGAACCGGGGTAGACATGAACTGGAAGGTGCCGCGGTGTGACGGCATGATCAGCGCGGAAATATCTTCGCACTGCAGGTTGAGGAATGTACGATCAGCCGCCAGAGCATTCAGGCGACGGATTGCCACCATCACCTTCTCGTAGTCTGCGTCAGATTGAGCCCCATTTGAACCAATGCCGGCCGTGAAATTGTCTGCCAAATTATCCTAATGCTTGAGAGGAGTTCCCGAAAAGGGCTTGAGTGCCGGGAGCGAAATACGACATTGCGTTGGGCATCGGCTGCCCCTGTTTCTTCTTCTTGGCTTGCACCGCCAGCGTGGCCTTCAACTGATCCTGCACGTTGCCGCCCATCGTGGGGGCACCGAACAATTCAGACGTTGCGGCGAACGGATCAGAGACGGCCATTAGACTTTAGGCCCGCCTGTCAGACCGCCCCAACCTTCCTCGAAGACTTCCCACAGCGGGGACCGTTTGGGCTTACGCACTGCAGCCGATCTTCTGGTAGGTGTAGTTGTGTACCTTGACCTCGCGGATTGTCTCCGCGGTGTCCTTAGTGCCCGAGTATGTGATGAACCTTGACGGCGCGCACAGGCTTTTTACAGTCCCGGTCGAAGCGGTCTGACACCCTGCAAGGCTTGCCACCGATAGCAACATCGGGATTGCCAGCCACACCAGGAATTTTGAGTTCTGCTTCTGCACGAGCTTGGTTCCCTAGGGCTAGAATTTGTTTTTCCGCGGTATCCCACTTAGCCTGGGTCTGCGCGCGGCCATGTACTTCCCCACTATGATACAGCAAGAAGGCACCAATAAGCAAGCCCACGAGTATCCAGACCCAAGAGGGCAACTTTCCGAGTATGCCGAGGATGACTGATACACCAAACATTAGGTCAGTCCTTGAAGGCAGAGTGCCTTCTCTTTTGCCCGGCGAGCCACGAGGCCCGGAAGCACTCGTCCACCAGCGCGGTCAAACGCGGTGACAGCTTTGCAGGCGGCTACGATGTTGCCGGCGTTGATGTCCTTCGCAACGGTCGAATGGCAGAAAGCAGATGCGCCAATATTGTACGTGAGGTCGAGGAAAGCGACATAGGATTTGTCCGGTATCTTGGCCGGGTCCTTGATGCACGCGTCCATCTGTGTCTCGAACTGCACGAGCCCAGTGGCGAGCATGGCCTTACACTCGGTCGGTGAATATTTGTCGGTGAGCTTGACGCCACGCGTCTCACCATAGCAGACGGTCGGGGTTCCGTTGCCAGGGTCGTGGTAGGCAGTAGTGCGCAGACCTTCGAATGAACCGGTCAATGCGACGGCCATCGTCATCACCTTGGCGACGTTGCGCAGCCGCGACTGGACGAAGACGCCATCCTCGGACGCCGAGACAACGACCTTCTCGACCGGGTTGATGAACTTGAGAACTGCTGGCACAGTCGTAGCTACAGTGATGGCAGTGCCGCCGACATCGGCTGCAGCCTGCCCATAGCCAAAGAGCTTCTTGAGTTTAGCCCACATTGGATTTCTTCTTGGCGATCTTAGCCAGGCTCGACATCTGCGAGGACGGGAACACCGGTGTCTGTGCGCCAGGCTGGTTAGGGCCACGGTCGCTCGGGGAGCCAAGCGTGGCCGGTTCGCCGGTGGTGCCACCGGGGTTCTGTCCCTGCATCACCTTCTTGAGGCGGAGGATAGCATCGGGGGAAAGGGTTGCAGCCATTGGAAACTCCTATGAGCCATCCAGCTTATCTGGTGAACAGCGGAAAGTCAACGCCATCCGCCATCGGCATCCGCTGCCCTTTGTTGACGGTGCCGTAGCCGAGCGTGCTGAAGTACGGGCCGGCCATTGCGGCGCGCTTCGCCATCACAGCGATACGGGTGGCCGACATCAGGTCGTCTCTGACCTTGATGATGTCGACGCCATCCTCGTCGCGATGGTACTCGCGCATTTCCTGGCCCCAATCGCCCAGCATCATCGAGCGTGCAACCTTGAACCGGTTGCTGGTCATTCGCATGTTGATTTCGGTGATGCCGGCTTCCGTCGAGATAGACCCATCCGGCCAGGTCGCATGTCCATCCATCATGCGCAGGCCGTTGGTCTTGTACTGGTTGGAGAGAGGCTTGCCGTCATCACGACGGGCGGTGCCGTCCTGCGGCCATGCGACCTTGATGTTGCCGGCGACTGCCTTCATAGCTGTCGCGTGCTGCAGTGGGAACGTGTCCGACACGCGGAGCCCGTGCAGGATGTGGATGCAGTCGGCGTCCTTGTCCCACGCCATCAGCACCGCGGCGAAGGGATGCCCGATGCCGAAGTCGATGCCCCACAGCTTGTACCAGTGGTCGGGCACATAGGCGAGGTCGTCCTCGGTGATCGTCAGCGGGTCGACCGGATAGATGGCGCCGGCGCCCAGCACCGGCTCGCCCATCGTCCGCGCCATCCGCATGTGCGGAGGATAGGACGCCAGAATTTTTTCGTAGTCCTCAGGGCGAATGTGCTTCGCCTCATACATCGACATCTTCGTGTCGGAACGATCCACCGACACCTCGCGGAGGAACTTGTTGACGACCTTCGAGTAGCCGAGCAGCGGCGTGAAGGTCAGATATAGGAAGCCGTTGGTCGCCTGGATGCGGGCGATACATTCGTTGTAAATGTCCTCGGGTGGCTCCTCGTCGCACCACATGATATCGAGGGTCTTGGTCTGGAACTTTTTGCGGCCGGCCTCATACGACTTGAACGAACAGGTCGAGATACCATCGCGCACGCCGTCTGTCTCGTGGTAGACCTGGATAGTGTCGTAGGCATCGGTGACGCCGCGGGACTTAGAGGGGATGTCGGCGAACAGTTCCTTTGGGATCATACCGGTACCGAAGGCATCATCGACGCCGGGCTCGCCACAGAGAATGGTCTGTGGGCCGTCGCGCACCAGGACCGCACCTTCACCGGCCACCCACGCCTTGACCGGCTTCTTGAAGCGCCGGCCCTCCCACCAGGTCGGATAACGCCCGGTCAGATGATAGGTCATTTCTGCGCCGCCGGCGAAAGTCTTCCCCTCCTGGTTTCCGGCGCGGAACATGCGCTCGCGTTTGCTAGCGCCGAGGGAGTGGAACTCTTTCTGTTTTGCGTAGGGCTCATAGAAGTCTATGGCGTGGAAGCGGCGCCGGTCGGAGAGCAATTCAAGATCGGCCAAAACTTCGGCCAACTTAGCTGCATCCATTAAAGGGTGGGGTCCCCAAATGCGGCGCCACCCTCGAACTTACGAAAGCGCGCGTCCAGTTTCTCAATCGGCCAAGGGTCCTTGCCCTCGGGTGGCGGCGGACTGAAGTCCACAGGTTCCTCCCAGCCGTCAACACGGTAGTCGTCGTCATCGTCTTTGTCGAAGATGCGGACGGCGAGGTAGGTGATCACGCCAAGGAGGAGGATGAACACCAGGGGCCAAATCATGAAAAGTCCTCCTCGAACTCGGCGTCATCAATCGGCTCAAGGGCAGCCTGCATCACTGTGGAGGGAGTTTCAGCGTTTGGTGACACCCCAGCCTGGCCGAGCAGAAGCTTCGGGTCCATGTTCATGGACTTAGCCAGGTACATGATGCGGGCAACAGTCTCGTCTTCGGTTAGCTGGTGGGTGACGGTGACCTTGTGTTCGGTCTTCGCGATGATGCCGGTGCGGTCCATGATCATCGCGGCCGCTCGCAGCTTGATGGTATCTTTGCCACCGAGAAGGAGTTGACCGACGATGCTCGTCGCCAGCGGGAGGAAGGCACCCATCCGACGCTGCCCTTCCTCGAGGATGGCTTTCTGGATGCGCTCGTCGTGTGCCAGCATATGGCCCTGGTGAGCGAGGTTCGCTTTGTTGCCACTGTAGCCGGCGGCCTCCGCGGCACGCAGTTGTGAGCCGTGCCCCGCGGCGGCATGCTCGTGCATGGCGACGACGAAGAGACGCATCCGCTCGGTCGGGAGGGCACGCATCGCGGGACCCAGTTCGGCGTGGTCGGGGAGGGTTACGGTCGGCTCTCGGGTTTCCATACCAGGATATTGGCATATTGGGTCCCAAATGTCAAGTTTTCCAGAAACCGCGGAAATCCGCCATTTTCAAAAATTCCAAAATTTTTAGCGCGCGGGACAGAGGGCGGTTGAAATTCGTGGTGGGCGCGTGAAATTGGGGGTAGGGTGGAGTCTGACGATAGCATGCTTTGATCCCTAGTTGCGAATGCGTCGCAATATCCTTTGTTCGATCTGATCATTTTATGCGCTTAGCGACGACGGTTTTCGGGTCGGCCGAATTTATGGGGATATGCTACGAGGGGCTTGGGATACTCGTACAACCGTCCCCTTCAGGGGGTGACGGTGGTGTACGAGCAGTCCCAGCTAGTCCTTTGGACATGTCCGATACATGTACGAGACATGTACGAGTATGTGCAAGCTATTGAATTGATACGATATTCGTGCTTTAAACACGGATTGCACGCTCGTACATGTCTTAGCGCATAGGTTGCAATTAAACGGTGTTTCAACCTAATCCTAGTTGCGAATGGTTCGCAACTAGCTGAAAGCATTGCACTATCAATGTCTTAGCTATGTACGAGCATACGTCAGTGACCGTGAACAAACAAGGAACAAACGAGTAAATACTTTTTCGCTTGCATAATGACTAGAAAAAGCGTCTATTCGATATCGGCAATCCCGCCGTGAAGGAGTGATGACCGTGAACAGGCTTCTGGAACGTTTACGCTATCACGTCAGTGAAGCGATAGAGCGTGGCGAGGCAATCCCTATAGTCGAGCAACCGTTGATCAGGACAGCGGACGAATTTGATCAATGGGCACTTGAGCAATACCGCAAGCACCAATCAGGAATTAGACCGATGTTTGAAGTTCGCAACGAAGACGGTCAAGTTATGAGCCGCCACGCAAGCGCCCGCGAGGCACACATTGCAGCGGCACGCCAGCGCCTCGACCGGGCCGCGCCGTACTCTTGCTATGAGGTTTTCGGCCCTATTCACGAAGTCAATCGGCAATAGACGCAAGCGAGTGACCGCAACTGGTGCTAGTTGCGAGGCAATCGCAACTAGAACGGAATGTCAGCAAAGGAGAATGACCATGAAGAATACAGATGATTTTGAGTTAGCCTATGAAGAGGCATTGTCGGCGGCAAAGGCGGCCGCAAATGCCCACGATGCAAAGCTTGGCGCCGAAACGGCAAGGGGCTTTGATTGCGGGTTCGCATGGGTAGAATTGCGCCCCGCTACTCACCCATTCGTTAGGTGGCTTAAGGCTATTCCGCACGGTCGCGAACACGGTTCGAAAGGCTGGAATGGTGGCTGGCACATATGGAACCCCTCGCAACATCCTACGCAATCCATTGGGACTAAAGAGGCTGGGGCTCGAGCATTCCGTGATGTCCTAGTGCACCATGCATGCATCGCCGGGCTCACCGTGAGCGTCGGCAGTAGTCTAGACTAGTTTTCCTGCCAACGGGCTGGGGTGAGCCCGTTGGAATGACAACTAGACTTTTTCGCTTGAGAGGTGCAATCGTGCTAGTCCTGAAACAGATTTTCAAAACATATGGCGGGGCTTACAAGCGGGCCCGGTTCGAAACAGCGCACTCGAACCCGCGTTTCTTCTATGGGGTTCGCAGGGTGCAGGTAGAACAGCGCGATCGTTACGGGGTTGTCGACACCTATCGCATAGTCCGCAATGTGCGCGTGGCGACAACTAAGAAAGAGGTGCAATCGTGAACCCGAGGGACGAGTTAGAGCGTGTCATCGGCGCCGCATATCGTGGCGTCGAACGTCGCATGGTAGAGCGCCGTGCGCTTGATCAGCAAGGCGATTGTGTGCCAATCTCTCACGGCGGCACATGGTCGGATAACGTCAACAAAGAGGTGCAACATGTTACGCGAAGCTAAGATAATCGCCCCTAAGTTTTCGCGGGGCGATACCCGGACTGACAAGGCGCGTGCTGCGCTTGTGTGTACGATCGTTGCCGAGTTCGGGGGCGCAACTGTTACTGAAGCAACAGGCTGGTGGATTGACCCTAGCGACCCGGCGCACCCAGTTTGCGAAACGGTCTACACCTACACGTTCGCTTGCGACCCCGAACACTCACGCGAAACCATTTTTGAAATTGCGCGTTCGCTTGTGTGCCATGCCATGAAGCAAAAGGCGGCGTATGTCGTCTATGCGACGGGTGAGGTGGAATTGATCGAGGCTTGAAAAGCGAGGGGCTTGATGGGTGACCTACCTAGCCAAGCCCCTCTCAAATCGAGCGTTAGCGCCTCCTAATGAGTTCGGAAAACAGGAAAGGAATGCAAAATGACGCAAGACCCAAAGAAAGTCGGTTTCAACTATGGCGCAGCACTCGGGGCGCCCCGTGATACCGACTACGATCGTGGCGTTCGATTGTTCGAACGTCTGACAGCGATCGCACATGCGGCAAGCGATCGTGCGTGGCGCCTGAATATGCGTCTGCGGGATGTTCGCCATGCTTGCGACTACGTTGAACAGGCAAGCGCGCTTGCGACCCTGTTCACTGCCACGCAGGAACTTAGCAAGTTCTCACCCGAAACCCCGGAAGACCCTACGCCTAACTATTCCTTCGAAGAGTTAGCTTCGATCGATCGTGGGCATGCGTTTCCGGGTTCGGTAGCGTACCCCCTGTCACGGGCGGAATGGGAACAGCACTATCGCGCTCATTCGACAGGCCGCTGGAAAGTTTCATGCGACATCAGGGAACACGGCGCCTTAGGATCGTGGCAGGCAACGCAGCTAGAAGTCTACGCTACTGCTGCGGGGCTGTTCGATGCTACCTGGCACAAGCTGCAGGAGAATGGCGCCACCGAGGTGGCACACGTTCGAGGGGAACGCATATGAATATCGACAGCAAGTTGCTAGCCACAGAAATTGCTTATCGCAAATCGCTTGGGTACGAATTGCTAAGCGTCGCGGAATTTGGTGCGCGCTTCAAAGTCTTAGGGTACAAGGTAGACCGCACAATGGATTGTCGCGCGCCTGCCCGGTATCTGACAGGGGAGCGCGCCGGCCGCTCTTATCCAAACTGCAATACCGGCCTTAAGGAAGCAGACACAGGCTTGTCGGCTTTCCATTATCAGGCCCGACGCGATGACAGATTTGATGCTATGCAACGCTTGCGAAACGAGGTGTTCGCGGTCTCGCGTGGCGCAATTCTGGAAGTCTAATTCCGGCCGGGCTTGCGCTTCATGCGCTGCTCGGATAAAGGCTACGTGATGGCAGAGTGTCCTGACATTCCTAAATTTCTGCAACGTCCCCCAGGTTCCGAAAATTTGGGGTGGGAGAATTGGCGCAGCCTGACGCCAAAAATTTTGGCTCCTGATCATGGTACTGCCGCCGCCCTATTGACAGCCAAAATCGAAAGAGATAGGAAAAGAGTGAAGGAGTAACTCATGCCAGTGAATAAGCTAGATACATTGGTGGACCGTATCAATGTAACTTTGGGCAGAGCGGCGCAATATGCCGACAAGGCCGAGCAGTTCTATGTTTCGGCCGGCCTCGAATTGGCAGAGTGCAAGACGCTTGTCATGGCGTTGCCGCAACGGTCGCGCCCGACCTGGGAAGACTTCGCACGAGAAAAATTTGACCTAGGCCAATCCCGTGCGGACGAATTGATCCGCATTGCGACCGGTGTCACTACGTTGACCGAGGTCCGCGATAGGGATCATGGACATAAAGAAGTGAGTTCAGTGCCGCGCGGCGCTGAACTCGAACCCACAGATAAAGAGGGTTTGGCGCGTCAGCGCCTGCTGACTAGCTTGATGTCCTACGTCAAGCGCATGTCTAATGCTGAACTTAAAGAATTTGTCGCGACCGCTCGCGATCACTTCAAGACTAAGCGGGAACACCAGAAATTAGGAAAAGGAGTTAGGAAATGAAAGCTGTCTTTAAGAAGTTCACGTTCACTAAGAAGGATGCGCTCGAAAGCGTGTGTCACAACCGGGCGCATTGTTGGGGTGCTACCGGCATTAAGCGAGAGTTGGGTTTGTCTGATCACAACTACATTAGGGTCTATGAGGATCAGATTGCCTACACCCGCGATGACCTTCGATATTTTTGGGCTACACCACTGGAAGCGGTCAAGCATTTCATCGCGTTCGATGATAACGCTAAATCTGCAGAAACTTTCACCGCTACTTTCAGCCTGATCAAAATCATTCCTAAAGCCAAGCCGGCATCACGCGCACGCAAGGACAAGATCAACTTGAATGCGGCCGGCTATCGTGAGGAACAGCGGGCGAAAGGGACACCCAAGGCGCCTCGCGACCGTTTCAAAAATCAGCGGCGAACCCTCACAGCCACTTGACAAGTGTTAAGAAGCGTGAAACAAGGGCGTCATGACAGCCGAAAAGCCTGACATGGCGCCCCCACCCCCTCTGATGGTCCCCAGCAAATTCATGGACATAGACGAGAAATGGTGGGGGCGTGCCATCCTGTTAACCGGGGGCCGCAGCACCTGGCAGGGCTGTCTGCTGCTGGCAATCCTGGGCAGCAAGAAGGGCCGGCCATCGTTCGGCCCCTCAGCGATTGTCACCCCCGACGAGGTGATCCGCAGCGCCTACACCAATCGCGAGGGCAAGACTGTGGACGCCCGCAACATCTGTACGCTGTCGGCGTATCGCTCATTCCTCTATCAGATTGCGGCGCGCCTGCAGCTATCGGATGCTGACACCACCGACCTGTTCAACAAGGCTCGCGCCTACATCAGCACCGATTTCACCAAGGGCGGAACGGACCTGTCAGGCAAGTACGCAGCGATGAAAGCTGGCCGCATATGAGGCGCATCAAGGAAGACGAGCGATACAGGACTGGGGCACTCTACCCAGTGGCTGGTTTTGAGGTTGCTATTCGTTACACGTACGTATCGCCCGAATGGCGCAGCATACATCTATACATCTTTGGAGGAGAATTACCCAAGCGGTCATACTGGTTTGGGTGGAATGGGGAGCGCACTAACCATAGTCGTGATATTGGGCGTTTGGAACAGCATCACCCAGCCATCTATGAATGGCTGATAAAAAGTTTAGTGGAGTGGACCATATGACCGAGGGCAAGAAAGTACGCAAGGCCACCAGCAAGGCGCAGCGCCTGGCTGCACGTATTGCAGCGCGCGAGGAGGAGGCGCGGCTCTACAAGCATCCGCCGCTGCTCGAGCTATTGCAGCAACGATGGAAGGAAACCATCGACAAAATTCCTGACCCTACGCTGTTCAATCCATCGCCGCGACCTGACTACAGCAAGAAGGTTGACATTCTGCACCAGGCGGCGCAGTTACATGGTCAGTCGGACAACTCCGACCCCTATGCCTATGGGCGCGCCATGCGCCGCATGCGCTCGGGTGAGTGGTTGCCGAGTGAAGTGCGTTCCGACGCCATCGCGCGGGTTCACGCCCGCAAGGTCGCCGGGATTTCTATCCCTATCAACGAAGGAGTGTAAAATGGATAACTCATTGATGACCAAAGTCGCCAGGGCGATGGAGCTTGCCATCCTTGATGGCGCCATCAAGGCCACCAATCTTTGGATCAAAGGAGACGGTGACCTCCATATGTCGTCACTTCTGTTTACGGCCTCTATTGGCGCCGGCATCAGTGCTGGTCTAGAAGCCTTAGATGACAAGGTTGAAAAGACTATGGGCAAGCGCCCTGGTTTCTTCACCCGCGGCATCGGTGATGCTCAGTCGGACAAGTTGGAGAAGGCCATCACCGGCAAGCGTGACGGGCAAGAGAAGGCCGAGAAGACTGTCAGCGACGTCGAGGCTGCCACGCACGTCGAAGGGACGCGCGACACTCACACTGAGGTGCCCCAAGGGCATCGTGAGGACAGCGCCGACGCTTTCGCCAGGTTCATTGACGAAGTGTTCAAGACGCCGACGCCTAGTCTAGAAGCCTTAGATGACATGGTTGAAAAGACTATGGGCAAGCGGCCCTATCGTTCGAACGTGGAACGCGGCCTTGGTACCTAATAAGGCGATAGCCAAAGCCTTCGCTGAAGCAATAACCGGAGGGGCCGACTTGCCCCTCCGCTTCCGCATGATCCACGACCGCGTAAAGAGTTCATACGCTCATGAGTTCTCTGACACCATCGACCAAGCATGGGATACCATCTTAGAGCGGCAAGTTGATGGCTACGCCTGTTTCTATTTCCTGAATGAGGTGGCCGAAGGCGTCACCTATGCCCACGACTACGATGTGCTGCGCGTGCGCGCCATCCCCGCCGACTTCGATCACGGCATACCCACTGAGTGGCACACGTTGCCCGATCTGCTGGTGCATACCAGTCCCGGCCGCGGTCAAGCCCTGTGGAAGGTGACCCAAGACTTTCCGCTTAAAGAGTTCAAGCCGGTCTGCCGGCGCATCATTGCCAAGTATGGCAGTGATCCCGCGGTCTGCAATCTGTCGCGCATTCTGAGGCTACCTGGTACCAATCATTTGAAAGCTGAACCCAAGCTGGTGACCTTTGAGCGTCTACGATAACCTCCCTGATCTGCCGCCCATCGAGGTGTCGCCCCTCGTCGGCGCTCCTGTGGCGTGGGATCACCTGGTCACACTGTTGGAGCATATCAAGCCGACTAATCGCACAGGTTGGCGTGATCTGATAGCTGCCGTTCAAAATACCAACTCAGGAAGGGATGGTGCCCGCTATGACCTCCTCAAAGACAAAATCGACAAGGCGTACCACGGTGACCTCGATACGATCTGGCGCACGATGCCACCGAAAGAAGGTGGTTTGGGATATGGATCGCTTCTGCACCTTGCTCGTGATGGCGGATATACCGGCCTTTCGGCTGCAGGAGTTAAGCCGGTCGTGCTTGGAGAAATCTACACGACCGTCGCCGCATCCACTGCCCGACCTTCGGACCTTATCCCGGTCTGGGACATCGACGAAACCCTCTCGCAGCCGCCGCCGACCTGGCTTGTCGAAAACATCGTCAGCGAAGACGAAAACTTCGTGATCTACGGGCCGCCGAAGAAGGGCAAGAGCCTGTTCACCCTCGAGGTGGCGCTATCGATCTGCGCCGGTATCCCCGTGCTGGATAAGTACAAGGTTCTGCGCTCGGGCCCCGTGGTCTACCTGTCGGGTGAAGGCACCAGCTTCCTGTCGAAGCGCGTCAACGCCTGGCTGAAGGCTCGCAAGCTAGAGCGCGCCAACGTCAAAGACAATTGGTTCTACGTCCCCAAGGTGCCGCCGATTGGCAACCCCACTGAGCTACAGTCCTACGTCGACGCTATCCGCGCCAAGATAGGGACCACGCGGCCGGCGCTGATCATCGTCGACACCATGTCCCGAGCCCTCGGCGCCAACGACGAGAACAGTGCCGCCACCATGAACCTCTACGAGGACCTGACGCGAGAGATTATGCGCGTCTTCAACTGCTCCTGCTGGACGATTGCCCACGTAGGCAAGGATGCCAGCCGCGGGCTACGCGGCAACAACTCAGCCGAAGGCAACTTCGACACCAACTCAAACCTTTCGGAGGTGGGTGACGCTCGCCTGTTCACTCGTCAGGATCGTGGGTTCGAGAGTACACCATTCTACATTGCAGTCGTGGCTACGCCATACGGCGAAGTACTGGCATGGTCTGAGGCGGGCAAGGGCAACAGCAACGGCGTCAACCGCACCGCCATCCACATCGCGCTCGGGCACCTGTGGAAGGGCAAGCCTGTGCTTACCAAGGCTTTGGCTGAGCAGATGGTGTCGGACAATCCTGAACTGCCTCAAATCAACACGGTGACCCAGGCCCTCAATCGAGGGGTTAAGAAATTGTTCGCTGACTATGTGTTCGAGCAGGGTGACGATGGCGGCAAGCGTACCTGGTACATCCCTGAAAGCGTAGAGAAGGAAGACGAAGATTTCAGTTAAGAAGAAGCCGCCGAAGAAGCGGACCCCAAAGCAGATTGTGAATTTACTTGCAACCCGTGTTCGTAAGGAGGAGAATGCCTACGGTCACGAGTATGCAGTGGACGCCGAGTTCGATGAAGCCCGAGAAGGAGAGGGCCTTCATGTCACATTCGATAAATCAGAAGCAGATTGACGGCATCGTGCGCCGGCACCTCCCGCGGGGATGGAAGCTGCGCATTGCCTTCAGTGGTTTGACACGTTATTGGGCCTACGCGCATGCCGAGCGCAAGGAAATTGTCATGGACCTACCGGTGACAAATCGGTGGTGGTTGCAACTTTTCTTGCATGAAGTTGGACACGTCCGCATCAAGCATCACAAGGACAATCCGCCTGCGCACGTCGAAGAGTATGAGGCTGAGCTTTACGCCATCCATGTCATGCGCCATGAAGGTGTACCTGTATTGCGTGCTGGGCTCGCGCGTGCCAAGATCAACGTGTGTCGGCGCATCCTTGAGGATGAAGCTAAGGACATTCCCATCCTGCCGCATATCTACCGCTGGGCTCACAGGTGATACTTGACTGGAACCCGAGTACTGGTGCCTACTGGCTCCGCGTTGGCCGCGGTGAAGCGGATGTCGACCGCCTTATCAAGGAGCACGGCCTCGACCTATCCGACACTGCGACCACTGCTAGTAGTGCGGTACTCGTCACCCATGAACCGTATGCGGCTGCGCTATTCGCTCCCAAGTACGGTACCGCCCGAGCCAAAGCAAACCTAGCTCACCTCCTGCGGCAGATAGAGCTATCGCAGACCTCTGTCGGCACCGGCCACTACCCTGTACCCTATGACAAGGAGTTATGGGGCTTCCAGGTGGCCGACCTGGACTACATCCGCCCGCGCACCAACACCCTCGTCGGTGATCAGCCAGGGCTCGGAAAGACCGAGGTGGCAATCGTCTACGCCAACGAAATACAGGCCCAACGTGTTTTATGTATCGTTCCGGCTTCAATAAGGGTGCAGTGGGTGGAGCGTATTAATCAGTGGACGACATTGCCGTGGCCCTACACCATTCACCAAATAGACAATGGCACCCAAGGAGTGAACCCCCATGCGCACTGGACAGTTGTCAGCTACGACCTCGCCCGAACTCAGGGTATCGGTAGCGCTCTTGCAGCTAACCACTATGACCTACTCATTCTGGATGAAGCCCACTATCTCAAAGGTGTTGACCGAGCCAGAACTCAAGCAATATTCGGAGGAGGTGATGCTCCTCTATTCGCAGCTATCGCCAGCCGAGCAGACCACATTATTGCTCTCACTGGAACTCCCCTACCCAATCGTCCACGTGAGGCTTACACGCTTGCTCGCGGCCTCTGTTTTGAAAGTATTGATTGGGTGTCAGAAGACCGTTTCAAAGAGCGGTTCAACCCCTCGGCGCAGGTTTCAGTTCAAAAGATGGACCCCTTGACCGGCAAGACTAAGCTGGTCACCTACAACGACGAGCGCTCGGGGCGCCATTGGGAACTTCAGGCCCGCCTGCGCACTAACTTCATGACGCGTCACCTCAAGCGCGAGGTGATGACGCAGTTGAAGATGCCGGTCTACGACCTGATCAAGCTCGAGCCCACCGGCTCCTGCAAGATGGCGCTCGACAAGGAGCAGCTACTCGACATCGACCCGGAGACATTGAAGGGCCGGCACGCCGACATCTTCGGTGAGATGTCCACCGTCAGGCTCGAGATGGGCCTGGCTATGGCGCCGGGTGTCGCCGAACACATCAACATGCTGATCGACGGCGGCGAAGATAAGCTGGTGCTGTTCGCATGGCACATCGAGGTGCTGAACATCCTCGAGAAGCGACTGGCTCACCACGGGGTCTGCCGTGTGATGGGCGCCGGCGATAAGGCGCAGAAGGTCAAGCGGTTCATCAAGGACCCCAGCAAGAAAATCATCATGGGCAACATGATGACCCTGGGCATAGGCACCGACGACCTGCAGCACATCGCTTGGCACGCGCTGATCGCTGAGCCCGACTGGGTAGCCGGCAATAACGTGCAGGCTTTCGACAGGCTTGACAGGGGCGGGCAAACGCGTACTGTGCAGGGAGACATCTTCGTGGTCGAGGGCTCAGTCGCTGAACGCATCCTCGCCACGGCATTGAAGAAGTACCAGACCACGGATAAAGTGCTCGATAGGAAAATACTATGAGAACTCTAGTCGCCTACGCAATGATCATCGCGCTGTCGATGACGCTGGCCGTCTACATTGGGACCCAGGCCCAGCACTACGTCACCGGCCTGTACGCCAACCTGAACAGGAGCCTCGACAATGCGTTCGGAGAGTAGCTATCGCGGCGCCCGCCGCAATGCAGTCCGCAAGACCGGCATCCGCGCCTGGCGCCTGGCTGGCCTCAAGCAGATAGTCCACAAGGTGTGGCGCTGGGTGGATGGTGAGAAGAAGAAGAAGAAGCATGTGCAGCGCATCCAGGCTGTCCACCCCACCTATTTGGCGGCTATTGACAAACGCCAACCGATGTGATCCAGGCTGTCCACCCCACCTATTTGGCGGCTATTGACAAACGCCAACCGATGTGATCCAAGAGGTGACCCTGGCGCAGCAGTAGACCCTTAGGTGGGTACCAGGGAGCTTAGGAAGGGAAGGTGTGTTGAAGTTGCTGCCGGCAGGGCCGGTGAGGGCCAGTCGGTGATTGGGACCCCTCAAAGCAAGGAACATCGCGAGGTTCCTGGGGTTACCATACCCGCGGCAACCTCTAACCAAGGAGAGTAGCATGACCGTTCAAACAGACATCGCCGCAGTGGAGGCCGCATTCTCGAAGCTCAAGGCTTACGTGAGCGAGGAAGTCGCCACTGCCATCCATGACCTGATCGTTGCCATAGGCATCAAGCAGATTGCAGCCACACAGGTCGTCAGTGCAACACCCGCTATTGCTTCGGCTGATGCCGCGGCTCTTACGCTGGTGCCTGCTCCCGCAGCAGTCCCGCAACCAACAACCGGCGCGTAGAGGTACGTGCCCGACCGGCTTGGTGGTAGTCTAAGCCAAGCCGGTCACCTGACAACAACAAGGAGAATTACCATGTCAATTCAAGGTGGAAGCGTCACTTACGGTCGCACCAAGAACCTGGGTGACTACAACAGTGCCAAGGCTGAGGCTACTATCAGCTTCGATGCGGCCGATGATTTGGCGTTGGCCCAAGGAATTGCCCTAAACGCAGTCGCCAAGCTCCTAGGCGCACCGTCCCCCAATTCGGACGCTGCTCTTACCGACGAGCAGGTTACGGCAATCGCTGCCAAGACTGTCGTCAAGGAGCCGAAGAAGGGCAAGACCAAGGCCGAGAAACACTCTGAGGAGCAGGCAGCTTTCCAGAAGGCTCAATCCGAGGAGGTTCCGATTGGTGGAGCTACCACTACGGCGCCATCCTCGTCGGTTGAGATTGAGGAAGACTTCTTGACCGATAAGGAAGTCCTGCCGGTCATATCCGACAAGGACATCAGCACCCAGTGCAATGTCGTAGCCCGCAAGCTCGGTGACAATGGTGGCCTTCGGGTTCGCCAGTTGCTCGCCGAGGTTCACGGACAGCCCAATGTCGGATTGACGGGCTTGACTACCCCCGAGCTTCGTGCTTTGTTCGTCAAGAAGCTCGCTGAACTGAAGTAGGAGCGCCCGCTCGAAACGGGAAACCTCCTGGCCGGCAGAGTGATAGCCCCTAGAAGGCCTCTGCCGGCCGCGCTTACCAAAGGAGAACTACCATGACCGGCCATAGCGACACTGGCGCCTCGGGCGCACATAGGTGGATGAATTGTCCCGGCTCCGTCGCCTTGATCAAGACCCTCAAGTGGGAGGAGGAAGCTGAACCCGAGTACCGCGCTGAGGGCACCCAAGCCCACGCTGCCCTAGCGCGCTGCCTCACCGAACACCTCGATGCCTGGGAGGTGGCTGATGATCCCGAAATGATGGACGCCATCCAGGTGTTCCTCGACGTAGCCCGCCCCCTCACCACACTCGGTGGCGTCCGCCGCTCATACGGTATTCCCTACATTGAGTACCCGATGGCGGCGCCTGAGTTCCACCCCGGCTTCTTCGGCACTGTGGACTTCGCAGTTGTCGGTACCGACCGACTACCCAACGACAACGAGGATGGGCACACAGATCATGTCATCCTCGACGTGATCGACTTCAAGTATGGAGCCGGTGTCTACGTCGATGTGGAGTGGAACCCGCAGGCCCTGTATTACGCCTACGGCATGCTCCTGTTGCACCCCGAGGTGGAGTGGGTCCGCTGCACCATCGTACAGCCGCGCATCACCTGGGCCGGTCCCGTAGTCCGCACGTTCGAACTGTCGGCGGAAGACCTGACAGCGTGGGCCGAGGGCACGCTGAAGCCGGCTATGGTGCGCACACAGCACGATAAGGGGCTGCAGCTAGGCGACTGGTGCATCTTCTGCCCAGCCAAGCTGGTGTGCCCCCTTATGGTCGGCCTGTTCGGCGCCGTAGCCCATGCTGACCCGCGGCAGATAGTGGACCTGAAGGACAGTGACATCGACCGCGACTACCCGCTGCTGGCAAACGCCAAGCAGTATATCAAGGCTCTCGAGGGTGAAGCCTTCCGACGCCTGAGTGCTGGCGCTACTGACTTCGAACGGATCAAGCTGGTGCGCAAGAAGGCTGACCGGGTGTGGAAGCCTGAGGCCGCGGCCCTGTTCCCAACCCGCTTCGGCGACGAGGCGTACACCGAGCGTGAACTACGTTCCCCGGCGCAGATGGAGAAGATCAGCGGCTTCGCCCAGGAACTTGTGAAGGAGTACGCCTACATTCCTGACACTGGATTAACCGTAGCCTTGACATCTGACAAGAAAGCTGCTGTAGTGGTCAAGTCACTGGGTCAAATGTACCCGGCTACGTGAGGGGAATGCCGTGATGAATAGGTTTATTAGGTGGGCAGTGCCCGCCAGCATTTTGCTGTTAGCCTCATGCTCACCCGAGCTAGTAGCGGCTGACGACGACAATGTGATCAGTGTAATTCCTGGACCCACAGTTTTGTTCCAGGGTGATGCTGGGCACGGTTCCGGGTTCTACATCGGCGATGGCTACTTCGTCACCGCGGCCCACGTTGTGGTCGATGGGGGTAATTTGCAGGCCGTGCTTGAGGATGGTACCAAGCTGGATGGCAAGCCTGTCCTGGTTGATCAGGTCAACGACCTGGCTATCTGGAAGACTTCTGCGGCTGTCCCCGCCCTAGTGGCATCAATCGAGTGTACTGATCCCTCGATTGGGGATGAAGTCAGCATGGTAGGCTATCCCCTAATCCTGGGTGAGACGACTACCTGGGGTCGCGTAGCCTCTAAGCCGGCTACAGCTACTAAGCTGGCTGACTGGCGCAAGGTGTACTTCATTCAGGACGCGGTGGCCCCTGGTAACAGCGGTGGCCCCGTGTTCAACGCTTCTGGCAAGGTGGTCGGCATCCTAGTCGGGATGGTTGCCACGCCCATGCAAATTTCAGGTGAGTTTGCCATTGTGGTCCCAGCTTCCACCTTGTGTAAGGCACTTGACTTGGTTGGAGAGGTGGCATAAATTGGAAGGTGACCCAGGATGGTTGGGAACTAATAGCCGGCTAGTTTGCCATCACAGTGACTAGCCGGTGAACATCAGCACCCTTGAAAGGGATAGATCATGACCGAAGAAATCAACGGACAGTACGTACTCAAGCACCCCGTTCAGATGGTGTGGCCGAAGCTGGTCACGCCGGAAGGGTTCGAGAAGAAGCCACCCCTCAGTTACTCGGTGGACTGGCTGCTCGACCCCGATGGGGAAGACCTTATCGCCCTGAAGGAGTTGTTCAAGGCAGTAGCTCGGGCCGAAAGCCAGGAGCCGTTCGCCTCGATGAACAGCCCGTTCAAGGATGGTAATCGGGAAGCCGACAAGCAGAAGGCCAAGCCCAAGAGCAATGGGCGCGATGTCGCCGCTTATTACAGGGGCAAGGTCATCCTGAAGGCTGGTACCGGCGAGCAGTATCCGCCGGCGCTGGGTGTGTTCAAGGATCACGACGCCAAGCAGGGCGTCATCGACCTGGGCACCAGCGGCACGTTGTACTCGCAGTACACCGGCAACAAGAACGGTGGCGGCTGGTTCTACAGTGGTGCGATTGCCGGTGGCGTCGTGCGGCTGAAGTTCTACAAGAAGAAGAACGACACGCAGCGGGATGGCGTCAAGGCCTACCTCGGCGGTGTCGTCTCTACCGGCAAGGGCGAACGCCTGGCCGGTGGTGTCAATCTGACATCGGTTTACGGCAGTGTCACTCACGAGGACCCGACTACGGGGAACGAGGACGACATCGCCTACTGAGACCCGGGTAGCGTCGGCCACGAGGCATAGACCCGTGAGCTATAGACAACCGGGTGGGCCGGGGCTCCTTTACTCCTTTAGGAGCCCCGGTCACTTAAAGGAGCTACCATGATGGAACGCAGCCCGTTCAGTCGACAGCCGATTGACACCCTCGAGGAAGCTCGTCGGTGCTGCGACATCTATCAAGCCTACAAGATCGACCGCGATCAGAGGACAGGAAACAAATCCTTCTTGAACATGGCTGTGGAAAATGCTAAGCGTGACATGGATGCTGCTGTAGCTGCCAACCGACGAATGATCGTCAAGGTATGGGATGCCGGTACTTAGGGTCCTCGATTTTGAAACTGCCAGCCTCTGCGACCTGAAGGACGCAGGCGCCTGGCGTTACAGCGAGGACGTGTCCACAGAAGTGTTGTGCCTGTCCTACGAGTTTGGTGCGCCCCGCATAAACACTTGGACCCCCCAACTTGTCGGCGGCACTAGCCCTTTGCTCGTTCTTATCAATGACCCCGAGGTGGTCTTCTGTTGCTTCGCCGCTTTCGAGAAGGCGATCTGGCGCAACATTATGGTCCCTGTCTATGGCTTCCCCGACATTCCCGACAGTCGTTGGCATGACATCCAGGCTGTCGCCGCCATGAAGGCACTGCCCATTGACCTGGACACGCTCACCATAGCCCTCGACCTTCCCGGCAAGGACATGGAGGGCAGCAAGCTCACCATCAGCCTGTCGAAGCTGGACAAGCATGGCAACTACTTGGTGAAGCGCACACCGGAAGTGATGCAGCGCGTCTACGACTACTGCGAGAAGGATGTCGCCGACGAGCGTAGAGTACATGACCGCCTCGGGCTACTGCAGTCTGGCGAGCGCACCGTGTGGCTCCTCGATCAGAAGATCAACCAGCGCGGCATCAGGATTGATCAGGACTACGTGCGTGCCTGCATGAAGATCGTGGAGGGTGCCACCGTTCCGCTTGCCGCCGAGTTCGCCGCCCTGACTGGTGGGCTCAGGTTCACACAAATTGCCAAGGTCACCGCGTGGTCGGGGCTTCCCGACCTCAGCAAGGAGACGGTGGCTCGAGCCCTAGGAAAGGACATCGACAATGCCGATAATGATGGAGGAGCTTTCGACGCAGTTGGTGTCGACAAGGACGGTACTGACCTTCCAGAACACATCAGACGCGCCCTTGAGATTAGACAACTCATTGGCTCAGCAAGTATTAAAAAGTTGCCTCGAATGCAATCTTGTGTCTGCGCCGATGGTAGGGCGCGTGGTATCCTGCAGTATTGTGGGACCAATTCGGGACGTTGGAGCGGGCGACTTCTACAACCTCAAAATTTTCCAAGGCCCACATACAAGGACGGTGATGATGAACTGATCAGCCAGGAGCTTCTGGTTGATACGTTGATGACCGGCGACTGGCGCTGGGTCGAAGCGATGATTGGGCCAGCCGTTGAGGTGGTGGTCAACGGCTTGCGCCACGCGCTGATCGCCGATAAGGGCCGGTGCTTCATATCGGGTGACTATGTGCAGGTTGAACTACGTGGCCTCATGGCCCACGCTGGACAGGATGACATCGTAGCTCAGCTAGAGGCCGGCAAGATGCCGTACCAGGACCTGGCGGCGCGCGTCTACAAGCGCCCCATCGACAAGAAGAAGGACCCGGTGGAGTACGACATGGGCAAGCATGGCGTCCTCGGCCTCGGCTACCAGATGGGCTGGGAAACCTTCCAACATCGCTACGCTCCCGACAAGGATCAGGAGTTCTGTGAGGATGTCGTCGGCATCTATCGCCACGATATGGCGCCACGGGTGCCAGCGCTTTGGGCCGGCTTCGGTGAGGCTTCCCTCGAGGCTGTGATGACCAAGCACCCCACCGAACACGCCGGCATCGAGTTCAAGATGGAGGGGGAGTTCCTGACCGTCCGCCTTCTGTCAGGACGCAAGCTCTACTTCTTCGAACCCAGCCACTACATGCAGGAAATGCGGTGGAGCACCAAGGAGAAGCCTGACATCCGCCGGCAGTGGCGCTACATCGCCGTGAAGAACGGCCTCCTCAAGGACGTTAACGCCTTCGGTGGCATGCTCACCGGGATCATCACCCAGGGAAATGCTCGCGACTTGCTGGCATATGCCATGATCAAGCTCGAGGCCAATGGCTTCCCCGTGATCCTCACGGTCCACGATGAAATAGTTGGTGAGCCGACCCTTGACAATGCCGACGAAAAGGCGTTTGCTCAAATCATGACTGAGCGTCCCGAGTGGGCTAAGGCCATCAAGTTTCCAGTGAAGGTAGAAACCTGGGTCAACGATAGGTACAAGAAATGAGTATGAGGCGCATCGCACGCAATTGGTGGGTTCAGTGGGCACCCAAGAGCTTTTGGTTCGGGGTCAGCAACGAGTTCAACGAAGCCACGTTCATTGGCTTTGGCCCTGTCATCCTGATCTGGTGCCCGAAGTGCGGATCGAAGCCATGAAGCAGTATACGAGTAAGCGTGTGTTTGACGGGACGCGCGTTCCGTCTGCTGCGCGCGTTGCAAGGCAGATCGCAAACTATGGCAAGGGTCCGATGATGTCGATCCCGATCATGGTGAAGAAAACATCGGCCAAAAGACCGGCCAACAAGCGTATCAACAGCCGACAGAAGGGCGCCGCCGGCCACGCTGCCCGCAATCTTGCTTATTACCACGCCCATCCTGAAGTGCGTGAACGCCAGCTTGTTCGACAGCGACAGCCTCATGTACGGGCACAGAAAAATCAGTGGCGGCGAGACCACCCTGAAGTTAGACTATGTGCGGCAGCTAAAGCACGAGCCGGGCGAAGCGGTATACAGTTTTCTATCTCGTCTGTTGATATAGTGGTGCCCGTAGCTTGCCCTTGTTGTAGCAGTACCTTGCTTCAAGGCGTGAGTCGAACCGCTCCGACAGCACCCTCCTTAGACCGGCTGGACAACAGTCGAGGGTACGTGCCAGGGAATGTGTGGGTGATTTGTTTCCGGTGCAATGCCCTTAAGGGTGACAGCACTCCTCAAGAGCTTCGCCGCATCGCCGATGCAGTTGACCGGAGGCTCCAATGCCTGTAAAGAAAGCTCGGATAAATAGTAGAGCTAAAGGGGCTCAAGGCGAGCGCGAGCTTGCCAACTACCTGAAGGAACACGGCTATGACGCAAGACGCGGCCAACAGTTTGCAGGGGGATGTGACAGTCCCGATGTTCTTGGACTTCCTGGCTTTCATATCGAATGCAAGCGAGTTGAGGCTGGCAGTCCATACACCTGGCTGGCTCAAAGCCAGCATGACGCGGGGTGGTCTTCTGTACCAATTGTCATTCACCGTCGAAGCAATAAGCCCTGGGTCGTAATCCTCGGGCTTGACGAATTTCTCAACCTGATAAAGGACCGGCCATGAACACGTTATCCGACGCTGAATTAGTTGCACGCTTGCAGAGGCAAGCAGAACTTGGTCCCGGTCCTGCGGCTAGGAGCTACGGGGTTGGTGATGGCGCATGGCGCACCAGTATCCGCCTTGCCAAGTCTCGTGGGCTCTTTGTTTCAACTGTAGTCACTGACGAGAAGGCCAAGCTGGAAACCAAGGTCAAGACCCTTGAGCGCGAACTTGCCTCCATCATCAAGGACAACATTAGCTGCGCCAACATTCGCGAGACTATCTTCGGGCTCGCCAATGAGACCCCTAGCCCGCCGGCCTGGATCATCAAGCCACCGCGGGTTGGTATCACCGGTGTCCCTGTCACCATCTGGTCCGACTGGCACTGGGGTGAGCGGGTGTTTAAGGCGCAGACTGGTGGCGTCAACGAGTTCGACAACGACATCGCCAAGGCCCGCGTCACACGCTTGGTGGACACCACCATCGAACTTGCCAAGCATCACATGGTCAAGCCAAACTACCCTGGCATCGTCGTCTGCCTCGGTGGCGACATGATCACTGGCAACATCCATGAGGAGCTAGTGGCTACCAATGAGGACCCGGTGGCAGTCAGCCTGCTCATGGTGCAGGAGGTGCTTATCTCTGCCCTCACCCGCATAGCTGACGTGTTCGGCAACGTGTTCGTGCCGTGTGTCGTCGGCAATCACGGACGCAACACTCTCAAGATGCGGGCCAAGAACCACACCTTCGAGAGCTACGAGTTCATCCTCTACTGTCAACTAGAAAGACATTTCAGAAATGACAAACGGTTCAGGTTCGCCATCCCGGAAGAGACCGACGTTCACTTCAAAGTCTTTGGTCACCGCTTCATGCTCACTCACGGTGACACCCTTGGAGTTAAGGGAGGCGATGGCATCATTGGAGCCCTCGGGCCGATTGCGCGCGGCACTATTAAAGTTGGGCGCTCGGAAGCTCAAATCGGCCGCGATTTTGACACTCTGCTTATCGGTCACTGGCATACCTACATCGACGGTGGCGAAGCGGTGCCGGTCATCGTCAATGGTACCCTGAAGGGCTACGACGAGTACGCCCGCCTGTTCCTCAGGGCTCGCTACTCGCGTCCGTCGCAGGTCATGTTCTTCGTCCACCCCAAGTACGGCCTCACTGCACGCTGGCCTATTTACCTTGAGCCGAAACTTACTTCGGCTGACAGCAGTGAGTGGTTGACATGGGAGAAGCGGAGTGTTCAATTATGAACACTAAAGGTACGACTTTCTTTCCACCGAGTGAAGCAGGCGAAGCCTACGAACTCATAAATGGGGACTGGACGCACATGCCAGACAAGAACCATCCTACGGCCTTCATCCTCAAGCAGGACATGATCGCCAGTATTGACGAGCACATACAGCGCGTGGTCAAGGATGTCGGTGGCATCAACGGCTTCGTGCTGTCGGCGCTATCGCTCAACGATCTGGCGAAGGTTCGCGCCTTCGTCATGTCGTTCCCACCCTATCCGGTGCCGTGGATGATCGCAGAGAAGGTCAGCCACACTGAGGTCTACGGCAACGTCGTCAATGAAATGATCAAGGGCGATGACAAGTCGATCAACATCACCGGCGACAACGCCAAGGTCGTGATCGCTGAGCCCAAGGACAAGGCCACCGTCAACGTGGAGCAACACTAAATGCGCATAGCCCTCGACTTCGATGAAACGTTCACCAAGGACCCGCCTCTGTGGCTGGCCTTCATAGAGTTGGCGGAGCATCAGGCCCATTACGTCGCCATCGTCACGATCCGTGATGAACATCACGATGGCATCAACTGGTCGGCGGTCAACTTGATCAATGGTGCGCCGTGCCCCGTGATATGGTGCGACGGCCATCCGAAGAAAGAGTTCTGCGAGGCGATGGGCGAGAAGTTCGACGTGTGGATCGACGACAATCCGCACTCCATTGTTCACGGCTCGTCCATGCACGACCCTAACAAGTTGAAGGCATGGCGGCTCACAGACAAATACCGGGGCAGCGTGTTGCCGCCCTCGGGACACAGCAAATGGTACATCAAGCAAGGGATACATTTCGATGCCAAGTAAGCTCCCCACAGACGCCAAGGCCCGCAAGAACGTCCCGCTCTACAGCGGCGTCGATGCCTACTTCCCTGATGCGCTTATCGGGGTAGCTGAGACATCCTTCAAGGGCAACGAGCAGCACAATCCAGGTGAGCCACTGCATTGGGCCAAGCACAAGTCAACCGACCACTCTGACTGTGTGAAGCGTCACCTGATGGACTTCGAGGAGGAAGATACGGATGGCGCCCTGCACGTTGACAAGCTAGCATGGCGGGCGCTGGCACTGTCGCAGATGGTGCATGAGGCCCGAGCGCAGGGCTTGTCCTACGCGGAGTACATCGCCAAGCTGAAGGCTGATGCCGAGTCGGTCAAGACCGTGTATCATGACACTGCAGGACACCTTGGGGTATTAAGGTAGGTTCCCACCCTCGGTAGGAACTTCCTGTGGGTCACCCTTAGCCAGGACCTTGACCGCCTCGAGGTGGGCAGCCACCACCTTCTCATGGGCTGCAACCGAAGCTGAGCGCACTAGCTCGGCGGCATCAATCTCGGCCAGCAGAATTTGCTGCTTGTTGCGGAGCTTGGCAAGTTTCTTGGCTGCATGCTTGGCCTTCCTAGCATGCATCCAGGTCTGCACGGTGTTGCTCTCCCACACCTGGATGCCGTAGTAGCAGATACCGATGATGGCGGCGAGGGCCGGGAGGATGCCCACGAACGATGTGAAGATGATGACAGCTACGCCGCCATCAATACTTGCCTGCATAGGATGCTCGAGGGGGTTACCGAGTGCCATTAGCCTGTCCAAGTCCCTTCCACCGCGGCCGGCCACATGCGGAAGTAGGAGCCAACCTTGCGGGTTGCGGCGCCGCCAGCGGCAGCCGACAGTATCCACTGCGGGATGAAGCTGCCTGTGCCGGCAGCAGCCACTCGCAGGCGCCCGCGGATGCGGATGACAGTCTGCTCAGTGCCTGAGGTCGAGGCTGCCTTGACCACGATAGCAGTCGCCACCGCAAAGGGGAGGCCGTTGAAGGCGCCCAGCGTGGCTGCGTCACCGACCAGTGCCTCAGTCCATCCGCTGATGTAGTCGAAGGTTGCGGTGCCACCGAACAAGGTGGCAGTGGTGTGCGAGGTCGAGCCGGCTGCTCGCGACAGGTGAAGTTCACCCTCGAACTCGTACTCGTTGCCGTTGCCCAAGGTGATGCCGCCGTAGCCACTGGGGAACCAGTTGAGGGCGGTGGCGACGTCGGTGGCAGAGGTGTCGTCGGCAGCCAACGCCTGGGTCTGGACGCCGCCAGCCGGGTTCAGTATCTCCCACCAGGTGCCAGTAGCGTGGTAGCGCAGGAGGTGTTCGCCGATGATGTCACCGACATAGATCAGGGCCTTGTTGCGGCGATAGATGCGGCCGGCGCCAAGGCTGTCAGGGTTGAAGGTCGAGGCCGAAGTCAGGTTGACGCCGGCTGCACGGAAGCCAAGCAGCATGCCGTCGACCAGCGCAGTGGTGACGGGGGAGTAGGTGGCAGCGATTGTATCTACGCCTGTGGCTACAGACCAGATGCCAGCTACATAGGAGGCGCACGGGTTCAGCAACTCCCACCAGGTGCCAGTGGCGTGGTAGACGAGGATCATGTCGTGGTTGATCAAGATGTCGTTCGCCACCAGGGCTAGCTTCCCGTTCTTATAGATGACCAGAGCGGAGAAGGTGTCGACGGCCAGCGTCGGGGCCGTGGTAGTGTTGGCGGCAGCGGCGCGCACGCGCACAACTTCACCGTCGAGAACCTCGTCGTGAGCCGGCACATAAGTGGCCGTGAGAGCATCAGCCGCTCCACCTGCAATCACCCAGTCGTAGCCAGGCTCACGAGAGTAGACGTAGGGGTTGAGCAGCACCCATACCGTCGATGCAAGATCGAAGCGCAGAAGGATGTCGGCGCCGGCACCGGGGATGTCACCGGGGCGAAGCTCGTCAAGCGCACCCTTGACGATGGTGTACGCGGTGAGCCCGTCAGGGGAGAAGGTAGGTGTCGATGTGAGGTTGGCGTAGGCGGCGCGGACGCCGAGGATCAGGCCATC